ACGGAAAGACCGACGACCGCATCTTCGCCTCCGCGATGGCGACGTTCTGTCCTAACGACACGAAGTCCATTGTCGAACGTTCCAAGCGACGGAACATCGAATCAGATGGACTCCCCCCCATCGACATCAGCCCGTACCGAGGGAACATCTACACCCCCGCGCAACTCTCCGAACAACGGCCATTGACTTTACGAGACATAATGTACTTAGATGGAAGCCTAGAGAGACTCTCCAAATGAGCAGCGGACGAATCGAACCGACCATCTACTTCCGTTGTTACTCCTCAGAGAAGTCCAATCCGCAGCGCCCGGTGGGGTATCTTCTCATAGCCCCCTATACGGAGTGCCCTACCCCATCCGGCTACGAACGCTGTGAAGCCCTCTACCTGAACGATGTTTACAAACTAGAGAAAGTCCTAGTCCAACAAGAACGCGATGGCTGGGAACAGGAAGCAGAGTTAGAAGAAGAACGCTTCGCCGAACGTCGCGCAGCCGTCCGAGACAAGCTCTACGCGCGGATGACCTCCTCCGCGACCTCTGAGTACGAACGGGAGTTCATATCCGAGTGGTTGAAGCTGCGCGACGATAAAAAGCGAGCGAAGTACGCTCAGTTCTACACCGAACGCCAAGCCTATCTCCACGCGCTGCACTTCGATACTCCTTCTGGTCGCCGCGTTGACGAAGAGAAATTCTCCATCGACAGAATTGGTCCCCGCTGATGGAATTCACCGCCCCGACTCCTCCGCCGCTTGAGTGGCAGGCTCCTCCTGAGTCGTCCGCTGAATCCCGCCGTCTGGGCTGGGCGAATGAAGCTACCGAGCAGGGTCAGGCGTGGTTCAAGTCTCAACGAACCGCAGTAGAATTAACAAGAGCATTGGATGTCATCGCAGGCCGAGACACGGGCTACGCGACCACCTCCGCGTACCGCTCGCGACTCAACCCGAACAGGTTGAAGAGAAACTTACGCGAAGTCGTCGGAGCACTCTCCAAGCTCCGTCCCATGTGGGGCTACCACTCCGACAACAAAGCCTACGCTGACCAAGCCGAGATGATGAACAAAGTCTCCCGTGCTTGGTATCTCGAAGCGTTCGCCGACAGAAAAATAAAAGAAGCCCTCCAGTATGCCGCTGCGACCGGACGAGGCTGGGTGAACCCAATCTACTCCCGAGGCATGTTCGGCCAAGGACCCGGCGACATCGACATTCTCGTCTATGGCTCCCCGTGCATCCTCCCGGTCCAGCTTCCCTCCTCCGGGAAATGGCAATCCGCCTACGTCGTAACCATCCTAGACGAAATGCCAGTTGCGATGGCTCATGCGATGTACCCTCTCTTCCAGGACAAACTACTCCCGCGTTCGTCCCGCTACTGGTATGCGGACGACAACGTTCGACGCTCGGGAATGTCGAACTTCGGAAACATCGTCCGGCGTATCTTTGGTCAGGGCGAGCGTCGCTCGGCAGACCCGAATCTCGCAGACCTTCTCGTCCCCATTCGCCGCCAGTACATCATCGACCTCACCGTGAATCGCACCGGGAAGGTCATTCCGATGGGAGACCCAGGCTCCACCTGGTACTACGAAGTCCCGTTCGTAGGACAGGACCTTGGCAACGGGAAGACTGCCGATGTAACCACCGCGCGGCTCTACCCGTACCGCCGCTTGCTCATCTCCACGGACAAAGTAGTCCTCTACGACGGTCCCGGCTTCGACTGGCACGGGATGCTCCCACTGACCTCTTTCGCGGTAGACGAATGGCCGTGGGAGCCGCTTGGCTTCTCAATGGTCCATGACGGATACGAACTGAACGAAGCGATGAAAACCGTCGTGCGCGGGAACATGGACAAGGTGACTCAGCAACTCCGACCGTCCATGGGATATGACTTCAACGCGGTTGCAAAAAAGGACGCGGACAACTTCGACCCGTACCAACCGGACGTGCGGCTCGGGTTTGACGGGCAAGCCGTCGAAGGGACTCCGATGCTTCCTTTGTTACCTGAATATCTAACGAAGGTGACGCCTGAGTCGATGGCGATGCTTGAATACCTCCAGGCAGCCCTCGACTCACAACTCGGCATCAACGACGTAGCAGCCCTTGCCCGCGCCCGTGCAGTCGGCTCGATGGACGAACTCGAAAAGATAATGCAGACCCTTGGGCCGATCATCGAAGACATCTCCCGCTCGATGGAACCTCCCATGCGGGACCTCGGGGTAATGGTTAAGTACTTAATCTGTCAGTACTACGACACTCCCCGCGTGATGCAAATCGTCGGGCCGGACGGCGTGTCTAAACAGACCTTCGACTACGACCCGTCTTCCATCGTCCCGTCGCACCTCCCTGGAGAGAATCCACAAGAGCAATCCAAGTACGACCGTCTCCGCCGCGCTCGCGTGTTCGCGGACAACCTCCGCTTCTTCATCCTCCCGAACTCTCTGCACGAACTCTCCCAGATGGTGATGAAGCTCGGGCTGATTCAGTTGAAGAAGGCGGGAGTGATGATAGACTCCCAGACTATCGCCGAGGCATGGAACATCCCGAACTATGGGACCATCGACGGAAACACGGTCATCGACCGATGGAAGAACGAAGAAGAGATGAAACTGGAGTTCGCTGCGAGGATGCAGGAGATTGGGCAGTCTCTCCAAGGAGCAGGAGGAGCGCCTCCTCCGGGTGGCGTCGGGCCGGACAAACCGAATCCAGAGGGCAGACCGAATTCCAACACCGCTCCCCCTAAGTTGGCTTCAAAAGAGGGTGGAGCGCGGTCTACGATAACGACGAGCAAATGAGCACAACCACAACTCCTCAACCCGCCGAACTCATCCCCGAAGCCGTCCACACGCACGACTCCTTCTTCCTCGTGCGCGAGCGCCGCTTCGTATCCTCAACTGACCTCGTCGCGTTGATGAAAACCCTTCGAGATTCCCGTTCCACCGGCACGCTCATGCTCAACTTCTCCCATGGCTCCCTCTGCGTCATCCGCTACCGCGAAGAAACAAATGTCACGGGGCCTTAAAAATAGTTCTTGACAGATACGTTTAATTCGTGATTGTCTTAGTCACGTAGACCGAGTTACGAGTTCCATCCCAGGAACTTTCGGACGGCCTGCACGCAGACGGGATTCCCTTCCCTCGCTGAGTGCAGGCCGTTTTGTTTTGTTAGTTGGCAATCTAGAGGGAAGGAGGCAAACGATATGAAGACCGAACAGAATCGCCGGAAAAAGCACAAGAAGTAGTTCCGTCCTTCGCCTGGATACGAGCGGAGACGGCAGCAGGATACTCTGTCGTCCCTGGTCCCCGCGAGGGTAACAATCCGAGGCAAGGACGGCAGCCTCGACCTGTCGTCCTTACCTATCTCAGTCAGCGCAGCAGAAGCGAAAGGAGCACCTCCGTGAAAGGTCACAAGTCCAAGTCCGGTGGTTTCGTAGGCAACCTCGCCAAGCTCGGAGGGAAGTCCTCGAAGCTGAAACTCGCCGGAGATTTCCGCCCGGAGAACATGACTCATGGGTCGATGAAGAAAGCGTCCAAGCAGGCGCACAAGAGAGTTTGAACGAACCCTGATGGCCACTCCTGCAAACGCGATGACCCCGCCTCCGTCCCCCGGAGGTCCGTCCGCTGCTCCCGCCCCGCCGCCGAGTTCCCCCGCAGGCGCGGCCCCGGCAGCCCCGCAGACTTCCCCAGGTCTGCAATCCGCGACGCAGGACATTCTCAAAGCAGTGAATATTTTTCGCGGAATCGCCCAGTCGTATCCCGGAGCGGCTCCGCATGTACAGAAGATAAACGAGGAAGTTAGGCAGATCATGCGCGTGGTGATGGAGCATCAGGAAGCGAGTCAGCCAGCAGCGCCGCCGATTGCTGGATGAGGGAAGGTGAGAGATGACGTACGCTGAGTTTCTAAAATCGCAGGGAGCCTCGGAAGAGGAAATTAAGGTTATGGACACGGCTGTCGGACGCCGAGCGTTCGACGCGATGCAGCGAACCGCGACTGAAGCCGCCGAAGAGGCCGCACGACAGAAAGCCTCTGCCGAGTCCTACCAGACCCGTGTTGACCAATGGTTCGAGGAAAACAAAGGGAAGCTCGACGCAGCGAACAACAACGTCGTGACGGCGAAAGCGGAAGCCGAACGCGCCCGCGCGGCAATCCTCGCAGCTCACAAACAAGGGATGCTCGACGTAGCCATCCTTAACGATCTTGGCATCAAGCCGGATGGGACTTCTGCTGCTCCTCCTGCCGCACCTCCGAACCCTGGAGCACCGAACTTCGACCCCAACAAATACTTCACCCGCGACGACATCCTCACCATCGCCGAGCGCGAAGGCGAAGCCATCGCCATGGCCCAGGACATCGCCGCAGAGCATTCCGTCCTCTTCCCCGGACGCCCGCTGAACTTCCGGGAGCTTCGTCGTGAAGCTGTCGCAGCGAAGAAACCCCTGGAGCAAGTCTGGATGGACAAGTTCCAAGTCTCCGCCGCTCGGGAAGCCAAACAGAAGGCTGAACGGGAAGCTGAACAGAAGAAGTGGATGGAGGAAGGCGCGAAGGCCCGCGAGGCGGAATTGCTGAAGACCATCGGCAGCAATCCCTTCACCCGCGCTCCCGAAGCGTCGCATTCCCCGTTCGCGCCGCGTCCGCAGTCCGACACGCGGTCCGGGAAGCAGCCTTGGGAAGTCGGCACGTCCGAGCAGCTTTCTGCTCAGCGTGTTGAAAAGGGCGCGAAGCTGGCGCTCGAACGGCTGGCGAGACCGAATTAAGTTTAAGGAGAATGACCTTCCATGAATAGTAAATATAATAACTATCCAGTGCGGGTAATCAGCACTCGTGTCGTTATCGACATGGAGAGCATGGAGGTCGTTGAGAGGGATTCATACCTCTACGAAGGGCCGGTTGAGCTAGCGGCGGACCCGACGTTTGACCAAATCTCCGCAACCACACTCGCAGACCTCCGCGACGACGTAGTCTACGACTGCTTCTTCGTAGACACCGCTTGGCAGCGCAAGATGCGCGTGCTCGGCGCACTCGACGAATTCCTCGGCGGCTCCATCATGCAGACGCCGTTCATGTACGACCGCGTCAACGGTGGCGCGTATGCTCCGGGGTCTGACGTGACGGTAGTCCAGAAGCAAATCCTCGCAGCGACAGCATTCGTCCCGAAAGCCTACAAAGAAGATGTCCCCTTGA